GAATTTTTGTGATTTAGATTCATCACAGAAAATAGTCATTCTTCACAATCTCCGGAGACTTTTTCGTAATTGTCTTCTTATAGATTTCCCCAAAAGATTCAAGTACATGCTAGCATGGAACTTTTCCAGATTCCTGTCCCAGGAACTACCTGAAGGCCCATCTGAATTCTCTGTACCAATATACACGTTGTTTCATAAGAAACTTCGGAATATAATTAAGCGTACAATACGGTCTAATCGAGTTACACGGAAAGCAAGGATCCTTTGGGATCTTATGCAGTCCAAATCTCTCGCGAATAGAGTCCCTGAGGACTTTATCCAGGCCGCTTACGAGAAGCATAGATTGGCAATGAGTAGTCGTCCTGAATGTATTCCACAAGAATACATTGATGAGCTGAAGTCATTTGCCCGCAAATGGGCTTATGAATCTGCTCGAGGACTTTCATCTGAATCAATTCCCCAACCCACCAATCATTCAACGAACAAAAGTTCCCGAAGTGATGGAGGTTCTTTCACTGATCTAATACCGAATATCCGGCCTAAAGGCTGGTATCAGGAGGATCGTTCGGAACGCATAGACCCGGTTGTCATTCATCTAGAAGGACCACCAGGTGCTGGTAAGTCAACCTTAGTTGGTAAACTTACTGGCATGATTGCCGAAAAGTTCGGGTATTCCAAAAATATCATACCATCGTCCTATGTCTACCATCGCTCTGCAGCGACAGCACATTGGGATGGTTATCGTGGTCAATTGATCACTGTAATTGATGATTTTGGATTCCGGGCTCATTCGACTCAGAAGGAGGCTGTTGAGATGGAGGAAATTCTCCAACTTTGCTCAACCTGCGATGTAGTTCTGCCTATGGCGGATCTTAAAGAAAAGGGACGTAAATTTACATCTAAGTTCCTTATTCTCACATCAAATAAAGGCACCAGTATTACTACTGGTCTTCATTTCTCCTGTCCGACTGCGTTTTACCGACGAATCTCACCAACTTATGTTCTTTTGAACAAGTTCGGTATCCGACGCTATGATCTCAATTGGTGTAATCATCAAGAATCTGTAGGACATGAAGTTCTGTCAGATTTTCATGTTCACAATGATTGCGGATGTCATTCTGACTCCAATGGCAGGTGGCTCTTTCAGAGTCACGTCAATGTCGGTCAGATTGTTGAGACAGCCATGGTTACTTATCGTAACCGGGCTCATGTTGGTATACTTTACCCTTTAAAAGGTAATGACCACATTGGATACGAGTTTGAGGTTAGACCCCCAAACGAAATCCCCTTTGTCTTAACGCATGCGATCCCTGAACCATTGAAGGTTCGGACAATTACCAAGCCTGATGCTCGGTCTTATGTCCTAAAACCATTACAACAATCTATGTTCAAAGCTCTCGGGTGTTGGCCAGAGTTCTTCCCTTGTAGCAATCCAAATTATGATTTGTCCCAACTGGATAAATCAGATAAGGATTACCTACTTTCTGGTGATTATACTGCTGCTACTGATGAGTTAAATTTCTTTGCTTCTCAGGCTATTATCGATGTTCTTACTGAAGAGTTAGAACTTCAAGGATATCCTGAGATTGCAGATTGGGTCCGTTGGGAAGGGGGCGTACATGAAGTACGCTACCCCCCACATACCGGAATCCCTTCAACTTATCAGATAAATGGACAATTGATGGGTAGCTTGTTAAGTTTCCCAATTCTTTGTATCATTAATGCATTCACAATGCATAAAGCAACAGGTAAACCATTAGGTGAAATTCCTGCACTTTTCCATGGTGACGATATCGTCGCCAGGGTAAGTAAGAAGGAGTTTCGCCGATGGAAGTACTTTGCGGCCCTAATGGGCCTCCAACTTTCGATTGGAAAGAATTATCTATCCACAGAGTTCTGTAGTATCGATTCGAGAATGTATACCCGTTCGGAAACGGGTGTGCTTTCTCAGAATAATACAGGCAAATACCGATTGATCCATAGGGAAGGTGGTGTCCTTTGTTGTAGGGACGCCCTTCAATGTGGTTTCAGTAAGAGCCTTATAAGGAGATACTGCACAGAGGAACTAACAGATTCCATTCGGAATCTGGATGTTTCTTATGAATATGGTGGTTTAGGTGTTGAGGGTAAACCTGCAACTGAAATAGATCATATGATCTATCTCGTCGAGTTGCATCGAAGAATTAAACCTAGACCTCTTGGTCATGGTTTATTCGATGTTCCCGAACAAGTTGCTCGAATATTACGACTCCCAGAGTTCTGCCAAACGGCAACTCTGGAAGAACGTCTATTCAATGAGGTTAACCTTAAAGTGGAAGTTGCTCGAAAGAAGAACTGGTGCACTAAACAATCTATTATTGATTATGTGCCACTTCCTCTCATTCGAAGGAAGACCGTCCGTTGTGTCGGTCTCTCCCCACAGGATTTGTACAACTTCTGTTGTGGTCTTTTCCACCTAACCAGCATTTCTCACCTATCAAGGAAGAAATCTGGGTTTGTGGATGAATCCCGTCCCGTCTTTGGTAAGACGTTCGGATCGAGACCCCGACCAAGTTTGATTGGTTCCGC